AAAGAGGAAGATTGCTGCACATGAGCCAACCTCTTCTGTGATTTAGATAGCTGAATTGATAATTGCTGACCCCTCTCGAACTCCTCAAGATACTGTTGATACGCTGCCTCCTGTACCTCTGCATTAGCCAAGAGAACCTCTTCTCTAGCATCTTTATAACCATTCTCATAAATATATCCATAAAGACTATAGAGTCCAAAATATACTGTACCAATGGCCGATGTGATAAGTAAGATTCGCAAGTAGATAGACATTTTAAATTCAACATGATTTAAGAGGAAGTGTTAGTAATCTCTTTAACAGAACTCATATATTCTTTATCACCTTGTGGCGCGTTTTGTACTGTGATCTCTGCCATCGCAAGTTTTATCTGTTCAATAAGAATTTGAGTTCTGTTGTCGTCACGGTTCTTGAGCAATTCAGTTGTTTGCTTTTGCTCATTATCCATCGTATTTTTTAGCAATTCGACTTGCTGAGCAAAACTTTCAGATGCTTTATCTTGCTGTAATTTCAACTGCTCAATGAGTTCGTTATGTTCTTGTTTACGAGACGCCAACATTTGTTCAAACTCAGTGCGCGTGCGACGATTCTCTTCTTGCAACATCTTGATTTCAAGGTCTGACGCTTGCTTCTGTGTCTGTAATTCAAGAGCTTGTTGCTGCCCATCTGCTTGAACTTTGACCATTGCCATATCAGGATTTTGTTGCATTAAGGTTTGACGAATGAATTGATCAACTTCTTCAATAACCGTTAAGGCTTCACTTGCAAAGTCCATATCAGCTTGCACAATTTCTTCAGAAACCTGCGCCATTACCTTTTCAGGCGGTACAGAGCTTTGCTGCCCTTGTTGTTGCATACCCTGCATTGCTCCAGGTGGTTGCTGCGGTTGTGCAGCCATCTGTAAACGGCTAGCAAAGAAATGGGCAATATGGTCTTTCAAATGTTCCAGAACCTTTCCTGTGATTGGAACCATAATAGGATTCATACCGCACATCGGATCCTTTAAGAATGCCAAATGTGTTATGATATGACTGGCGTGGTCCATTTGAGGAATTGTTATCACTGGTTTACCAACGATAATTGACTGCAATTCGCCAGCGGGGTCAAGTGGTTCTTGTTTAGCAGGCGGTGGTAAGATCTTCTCAATATTCTCAACCTTCATCAATGAAAGTATTGAACGGTGAAGTTCATACATATCATACTTGATGCGAGGATCTTGCTGTGCTTTTTCAGCTAGTTGAAGAACGCCTTGCGCCTGAGCGAATCGTTGCGCTTCACTAAACACGCGAGGATCACTTACAGGATGAATCCCGCGCATTGAAACGATTTGTGGATCTAAGCCGTAGGCTTGTAATTTCTCAGGGAAATAGTTCTTCAGTAGGCGTAAAACGATTTCAAATTTCTTAGCTTGACTGAAATGTAAACGGGCATGAATACTTGAGAAAATTACAGCACCTTGTTCAATCAACGCCTGAACAGTTCCAACAGGTGTGTTTGAAGTCGCTTCTGCAATCTTTTCACTGGCAGTACTGACAACACCTTTGGAAGCATCAGTCAACCAACCAAGTAATTGCATTAGAACTGGGGAAGGCGCATTGAACGGCATCGGCATGATATATTTGCGAATGTCATCAATACCAACAGGACCTTCAATATCTGCAATCTGTGTCACTGCAACAGATTGACTCGTACCGTTGATTCTTGAACCTTTTAATTTCAATAATGTAGGTGCGTTGTTAATGTGTGCGCTATCAAGAAGGGCACGGAGACTCCCTGTAGCGGCTCCTGCCAAGCCCCCTATTAAATGGGGTAAGCCAATACCTTGAGCACCGCGCCAAGGGATGAAAGTATCTTCAACGATCCAATTTAATGCCTTACGAATAGGATCTTGTTCTTCCCAATTGCGGCGAATTGACAAAATCTTGTTCTCAAACTCATCAATAGTGATGATATAAGGAGAACGTTTTCCGCCGCTAAATTCATCTTCTTCAATCGCAATGCGGGTGTAAACTTCATATAATGTACGAGTACCGTCGTCGTTGGTTCCAGAAGACTCTTTACCTTCGATACGGTCATTTGCAAGTGCGCTGGCACTGCGCTCTGGATCAAGGGTCAAAGCGATCAGTTGTAAATCACGATAAGCACCCGTTTCAACCCGTTGGTCATAAGTATCTTGCGACACATATTGACGATGAGTGACCCGTTGTGCAGAATAGAAACTAGGTGCGTCAAACGGGATGAAAATATCGTCAATTGGAACAAATTCTACGTCAATTTTCTCTTCAATATCATTAACAGAGAATTTAACGTATTGACTACCGCCTAAAGGTAGTTGTGTCAATACTTGTTCTTGAACAGAACGATATTCAGAGATCTCATGAACGAACTGATTGTTCAAACATTGGGCCAATTTCTTGATTTGCATCTCAAGTTCTGGCGGATTCAGACCTTCTGTCTCCATTTTGACAGGACCTGTAGCAGGGAACAATTCTTTAATCGCCCTTGCTGCAAAATCAATACAAGATTCAGCCATAACAGGATGAACAACACGACTCGCACCTGCAAATTGAGCACCACCAGGAGCATCGTCACCTAAACCTGTACGACGGATACCTTCTTCATAGAGTTCATCACGCCGTTTACGCGCTTTTTGATCGTTTTCAATCTTATCAAGTAATTCTTGCGCCAAATTATCAAGAAACTTGTCTTTCAACTGCTCAGCAAGATTGTCATCAAATTCAGGTGGAAGTAATTCTTCCAACATGGGAATTATTGCAGAACCGTCAGCTTGCTCAATAGGTTCTTCACTCAAATCTTCAAGTTCTGAAATGTCTTGAACATATTCTTCATTGGATTCTTCTTCATCTAGCGATTCATATTGTTCGTTTAGCGTCATTTTAACAACCTTTTGATTTCTTTGGCATCTTTGCTTTTGAAAAAGCAATGGCGACAGCTTGCTCTTTCGGTTTACCTGCTTTGACTTCAGTTTTGATATTTTCTGAAATTACTTTCTTAGATTTTCCAGATTTCAACGGCATGACAAACTCCTTAATAAGTTAATTCTGTTTTACGAGGGGTTAAACGAAGACTTGGATCTAAATCACGAGCTGTTGCTTCTATAGTGTCTATTTCAAATGGATTTCTATCATAAACATAATCGTCTAAATCTTTCTTGTTATTGAATCTATGTTTAACTAGCTCTCTTAAATCATCGTCTATCTTGGTGTAGGCCGCAACCATATCTGCTCCGCCATAACCTTCAATGTGCTGGATACCGTGGCCTAATTCATGTAGTAATCCTTTCAATATGTCTCCATCGTAAGTATTACCGATAGCTAATTCCATACTACCCGGATTACGTTCTAATCTTTTAGGCAGAGCACGTTCATACAAATCAAAAGTATCTACGTATTCTGGGAAATCAAAAGAATTAGGGTTGTTCTTTTTGAAATTGACCATATTCCTTTTATTGATACGTCTCGAAACATCTTCGTAATGCTGCATATCAAATGGTAAATCGAAGTTCTTATTAGGTTTATAAGTCGCAGCAGCATTATTTGGTAGCCAATCTGATATCTTAACAGTGGTTCTAAATAATTCTGGATAAGCCGAAGCCAGTTCTGGAAATTCTTTTGGAGAAATTATTTGATCAAGTCTCAATACAGATTCACCGCTTTCAGCCATCGCTTTATTTATATTCTTTAAAGGACTAACATTCTTCAAATAGAGTAAATCATCTGGTATATTTATTTCTGAACGTGGTCCAAATAGTTGTGATTGGAATACTTTTAGGTTCTTACCTAATTTTTCAAGGCGACTTACTCCTTTTGGGCCAAAATACATAGCATCTGCTTCAGGACTATACGTCAGCATTTGAAATGGTAAAGAAGTCACATCATAAGCCAAATCACCCATATCTTTAATAGCATCGCGCACCCGCTTATCCGTAGGTGTGCGATCTTCATGCGTCATTTGACGTTGTTGAACTTTTCGTAACGCCTTTTCAAAATCATTCATAACCGTGCCCAAACAAATGTTTGGGTATAGTATAGCTCAATTTTTAGGCGTGCGTTACTATTTTTACGAGTCATAAGGATTACGGTAAACATTGTTTTCCCACGAATCAGTATCTTCTTCATCTCGTTTAACTACAGGGTCTATACTAAGCCATTCCTGGTCACGGAAGACTGCTAAAGCCTGACTTGTTACGTCAACGAATTCGTCATGAGGACTGTTAGGGAACGCACAAACCTCTCGTAAATAATCTTCAGCCCATGTGACAAATTCTCCTGGAACTTGTTTGCTTTCGGGAATATAAACGCGCCCGTTGTAAACAAGGTGAGATACAGCATGGAGGCGCATTGTTTTATCTGGTCGCCCTGGATTATATTTGCGTATAGGTAAGCCTGCCCGTTGTAAGTCTTGTATCAAAGGAATACCAGAACCCTTGTCCTCAATCAATAACATATCAACAGGCGCCTCTTGATCTCCATAAGTGCATTTGTATTCTTCAATAGCTTTGTTACGGAGTTCTGGGTATTTCAAACGATCAGTCCAACAATCGAGAATCATAACACAATGAGGTTCATCGGGAGATGGGCGGAATACGCCAAATGTCACGCACCCAGTCGGGTCATTTTCAGTGCTTTCAGTAAACGCTGTGTCGTATGACTGAATGACGAATTCAATGACCGGCATCGCTTTCTTCGCAGGCCATTGTTTGAACCAAGAGCGTTTCAATATACCAGATTCCTCAATATCAATCAATTCTGCGTAGATCTCTTGACGACCAAGGTTTGTTCCTTCATATTGTGTAATCTGCCGCATGAATGGTGCAGCGAGATTGGTCTTATTCTCGTAAGTAGAACCTGTCGTAATGATGATCTTATTGATCGGATGCCGTGCCAATTTGACCAACTGCTGGATCAATGGAGTGGGTTTCGGCGTCGTCGTTACGACGCATCGCGGGTTATTACCTAAACGCAAACAGAATTGAAGCATATCGAAAGCCATTTGCTGCGTATTGACGTCAAATCCTGCAATTTCATCTATCCATGCTGCATCAAATTGTGGCCCGCGTAACCGCTCAGGTTCTTCAGCAGAAAACAAACTCGCCTGCGCCCCATTACTCCATGTTACGCGACGTTTGGTTGATTCATAAAGAGGCCTGTTCCATGGAGGACATACGCTAACAAGTCCAGACTGACCTTCAACAGCTACATCACGAGCGTCTGAAGCTGTAGGACTAATAACCGCTGCACGTCTAGATTGACCCGTTTCAACCATTTCACGGATCCATTCTGCGCCGACACGAGTGTTATGTGTCGGAATCATTGATTCACCCAACAAGTACAGGTGACTAGGTGAATCTACAGTAAGACACCTCACTTCACCTTTTGCAGTTCTTTCTATCTTCTTTATTATACGATGTTTATGGCGAAGACCTTGGTGACCTGTTTCAGGAAGAGTGATACGATTTCGCTTTCTAGGTAAATCGAACGGAATAATGTTTGGGCGATAAGAAACACCCCAATTATATTTCTTTTCAATGCCATAAAGAACACCATAACCTTCGTTTCTAAGTGGTTTTTCACCTAAAGAAACAGCAAGTTCAAAAACGGCGTCTGAAAGAGCTTTTATTGTTGAACTGAACCCTACGAAATTATTGTCATTACCAGGATATCCGTCTGAATCCATCAAACCTTTTAACAACGACAATCTTTGATATATAGAGGCTCGCAAATAAACAGAAGGAACGTGTTTATCACCTAAAAGATTGTTTTCTTTCAAAAGAACATTTAGATCGTTGCTGAATATGTGACCACAGAAAGTTCTGACGTCATCTCTTTTAGAATCAGATCGTTCTTTCGTCACTTCGTAGCTTGCTTCTAAGAATTTAGATTTAACGAATTCAAAATCGGTAACGCCGTTGTGAGAACCAGTGTGAACTCCTCCAGATTTTGAATCACCATTACCTAACCAATAACCTAGAACCCACGGATCTATAGGTAATTCGATATTGGGTAAGTTCAAAGGTGCGGTCAAAGGTATCCTTGGAACCTTTGATAACCGGGTTTTCAATTCTTCAGTCGTAAATGTTTTTGCTCCATAACTACCGACAATATTTCGATAACAATCGTATTTATCACCTGAGAAAGTCGCCCAGTCATTTGGAAAAACACCTCTGTCTACAGAGGTGTCGTATCTACCATATTGTTTGCAATCTAAATGTTCCCAAACAGTCCAAAGGTGTTGCCCATCAACAGTGAGTTTGGATTTGTCTGAAAAAGTAACTTCATAGATATCATCGGTTACATAAGATTCATGAGCTTTGATAACAGTTGTCAATTCACCTTTTTCATCGAAAATAACGTCGCCGTCAACTATTTCTCCAAGTTTTTTCCAGCCGGATACAGTTGGAATAGGTGTAGTAATTAAGGACGCTTTTCCGAACCCCCTTCCAGCCAATAAGATCCACGTTGCCCATTGCTTGCGGAACTCGCAAACTTCGTCATTAGGATTCGGTACTTCCTTGATCCATACATCTGGCTTTAGATGCTGGATTGGTTTCCATCCGTCTTCTGATGGAGGTTCGTAAGTGATTATGACGTTAGTTTTTTCGCCTTCAAGCTTTTCGTGTTGGTGGCAACTAGGAAAACTCTCGATCTTTAATTTTTTGTCTGTCTGACTTTGCGCTTTCAAATAACGACACATGCAATATGATGTCGCTTTTGACTTCTTATGATCTGGAGCAAGTTGTTTCGGTCGACCAAGGAATTCCCAATCATATTGGAGTTTGGCAGCGTCTTCGTCTGACATTGCACGAATCATCTCTGCGCGTTTTCTCGCAGGAAGCGTATCAAACTTCTCTCTTGCACTGAGGTATTCGATTGACGGTTTGTCAGTCGACTTTAGGACATATTTGTCACTCATATCGTGTACTCAATATTAAGCCAATCGTTCGTTATTTCTTTTGTTGGTTCAATATCTCTGATATCGGATTCTGTTGGAACATAGTTATCAACAGAAACAATGAGTTCGTCGATAATCATTTCGAGTTCGTCGATGGTCATTTCGAGTCCTCATAATCAACATCGGTGATCTCGGCTTCGATTGCACTAAGGAAGTTCTGCTTGACTTCGGAGAATAAAACAGGACCACCATTGGATCCGGTCAATTCGGTGACCTTTGTCTCTTTCCATCCGGCGCGTGTTTTCAACCAGAACTTCACCATATCCGTATCGCCTCCGAGGGCGCTTTGGAGGGCAATCTTTGCAACGGCTTGGTTGATACGTTGGGCAGATGTGTCAATCTCGTACTGATAATACTTTTCAAGTAGCTTAGGTTCAATTCTCAATGTCGCGGCGATGTCTTGGACACTGAGGCCCAATGCGGTCATTTGTTCTACTTGCTTGGCTTGTTCATAACCCGGGTCAAATCCTGGACTCCCTTTGATGTTCGCGTTGTTGATCATCGCTTCGCTTATGTTCTTTGACCATTCTGGCAACATATACTGAGCAACCAAAGGATCGCGACCAAGTCCTTGAATTTCAGTTTGTTCAACTTGAGCCAATGGATTACCTTCGGCATCGAACTGTTTAGGGTATTCACTGTACGGTTTGACAACGTTCGGTACAAAGTCGTCACCTAGCACGAATGGCGGCGGTGCGTCTTTATCATTACTATTGAATTTGGGTTTTCTTGAGCGTGCCATGTCGATTCCTTTGTTACGAAGATTAACCAATCTTCTTTTATCCAATTATAACACAAATTTTGAAATTTTTAAAATTTTTGATATGAGTGTTTTGATATACAAATGATCGGGGGGTAACACTTCTCAACCGATAGTCAACACTTCTTAATAACACGTAGCGACTGATAAAAATATCGGCAGGGTATAAGTAATCAAAAGACTGATAAATGTCTTAACTGATAATTGTTGGCAGGGTATAAGCAATCAAAGACTGATAAAATGTCGACAGGGTATAAGCTAGGTAGTTACCCTATGGGACCCATCGCCTTTTAAAACCAGGTGGTATGCCCGTCGCTAGTACGCCTGTACCACCACGGCTGGCACGGTACTTGCTTGGCCCCTTCGCTAGTATGTATGTACTATAGCAGTTGGCACGGTACTTGCTATAGCATAGGCCATGCCACCTTACAACGCGTTGCAATATGTAACATAGGGCTGTAACGCACCACAATGGGCCATGCGTGTACGCAAGTGGGTAGCATGTAGGGTAGCCTAGGCCGTGGCGTGCTGGCGTGCTGGCGTGCTGGCGTGCTGGCGTGCTGGCGTGCTGGCGTGCTGGCGTGCTGGCGTGCTGGCGTGCTGGCGTGCTGGCGTGCTGGCGTGCATTGTGCCGATACGCTATTGCAAACAATAACCATTATTATTTGCAAGGCAAAATAAAAGCGGGCAATGCCCGCTTTGTTGTAAACAATAACGGTTATTGTTTACGCATTTACTAGCCAATGCGTGCGGCCGTATGCGTGTTGTACTAACCACGGTATTACATTCGGCATTGCGCCGCTACCGCCTGCGTTAGCACAAGCTTGCGCCAATGCGCCTAATGTTATTGGCTTACCGCCATTGGCGGTAAATGCTGCATTTACCGCTTGGCCGAATATAGCATTGGTTACATTACTGCTATTGTTAGGCGGGGCTTTTTTGCCCAACTTAACCAATTGGTTGCTTTGTTTAAAGGCTGGCACGTTTGCCGATTGTGCTTTACCGCTAACGTATGCTTTGCACACTGGGTTAGTGTGCGCAATATTGCCATTAAATAACTCGCCGTTAATAGTTAGCGGTTGCATGTTTGCAACCGGCACGCCATTAGGCCAACCGTTTATAAAACTAATAAAACCTACGTTACGCCCACTTGTAACGGGTTTAATTGTTTCGGCCATTATAGTTTGGGCCATTGCAGCCATGCTATTTTGCGGCGCGGTAAACTGCACCGGCAAGCCGTTATTTGTTTGCACGCCTATAGGCGCGGCAGTATTTGCCGTTAAGCCATTGTTAAACGTAACAACCTGTTTCGTAGCTTTGCTTTTGGTGTTGCCTTTAGTAGCTTGCATTTTGTTTACCTGTTTGGTTGCGCCGCCAATTGCGGCACACAAATAATAACCTGCACCAACAAGTTAGTGCATGTTTTTTGTACTATTTGTTGGTGGTACAAACGTACTATAGTATGTTTGTACTATTGCCAAGCGGGTAAATGTATGCTAGCCAAACAATAGTACAAACGTACTATTGCCAAAATCTGTTCTATCTGGTCTCACGTCATATCAAATCACGTATAATCAAATTCGCGTATAATCAAATCGGCAGTGATCAGGGTCAACATAATATCAATTCGCGTATAATCAAATAACGACACTCTCACCATAGTCGTCTCAATCAACCGATTTGAAGAGTCAAATAAATGATTTTGAAAAGGCTGAGTGACAAGGACAACTCGCGTATAATCCAATCGATTTTGATCAGGGGGGGGTCAACATAATATCAATTCGCGTATAATCCAATCTTGCTCTAACCAATGTCACAACTCCAACCATAGTCGGTCAAATCGTCCAATAAATAAGAATAATATATACTATTTTAAAAGGCTGAGTGACAGTGAAACAAGATCAAAATAAGAAAAGAGTGTTGCAACAACGCAACACTCAACAAAACAGTCTTAAAACTGTTGTTTTTGTGCATCATGTACTCGCTAAAAAACTCGATATAACTGACCGCTTTTGCATGGGGGCAACCCCTTAAAACCAACAAATACCCTTATAAGGTAGAGCATATTCAACAAAAGTGTTGCATTCTTGCATCATTTTTGTACCATTTACCCTTAATACAGTCAATTCAATATATCCTCTAAACCTAATATTAGAGGGTATACATGTAGTTTTTAAGGACGACACCTTATAAGGTTATTAGCCCATTTTGCCTATTTTTTAGGCAATGTTACCATTTGGTAACAAAGTGTCCTTAAAACCTCAAATCGCACTATTCAAACTTTAAAACTCCACCTAACAAAAACAAACACATAACCCCGACTTTGTAACTTTACCTTACTAATATATGCCGACTTTTTTGTTTTGCACTTTTTGGCTGGCAATAATAAAAGTTAAACTTACAAGTAGACCGTTTAATGCCTAAACTTAGTAAGACCTATATAACACCTCAAAACCCCACTACCCACTTACCCGAGCGAACAATTAACCATTGCATCAACTATTAAACCTTGTTAAAATAACTGGCAACGGTCAATGTTAAGGCCGTGAACTCAACCTAAAGGAAACAATATGACCTACGACCCAAACGCCTCATTCGGTATGTACAAGAAGATCAAGATCCATTTCTCACTAGATGAGAATCGCGAACTGATTCCTCTATTGGCCCGCAAAGATTTGAAATATTCTCAATCAAGTATTTTGAAGCACAAACTCAAATACTATGAAACGGGTACAAGTTTCATGCGTACACCCGAATTCAAACGAGCTGGTACGCACACTCATCAATTTGAAACCATTAACAATTTTGTTTTATTGTTCGGCGTGAATAAAGATGTTGAACCAGATGGTAAACGATTCATTCGCATTGGCCGTCGCACTGTGATACCTTTCGGCGCTCTGTTTCAATCAATTGAACATCAAGGTGTCTTTTACAAAGAGTTCCCAGTCACTGCCGATTTGAAAGATGTTGACATAAGTACTGTTGAAATTGATTTGAACACTGCAAACGTAACAATCACCGCTCATGTTCCTCAGGCTTTTGCAATGATCGAATCACCAATTGATTACGCTGGACACATGACCAACCAGATTGCGCCAATTATTGATGCGCTAAAAGACATCCGTTCTAAAGTAGATATTGACCTGTATTCTTCCTCACTTGGTCAATCCGAAATATTGCGTGCGATGTTGCTGATGTTTTCAAACTTCCGTTTGATACGCGGTATTAATACCGATAACACCCGCGCCGTGAGATTACGTTTGATTGAAGCCTTGATTGAGAACGATATCATTGAACTTGATCATTCCGCTGAGAACAAAGTAAATCTCATACCTAATGACAACGCCGATCCAATTAATGATAATACTGTATCTCACCACTTGTACGAAGTTGACGGCGCATACTTCAAAGATAAGATTGCTTTTGAATCTGCTTTAGCATGTAAGGATATGTACCGCGACACCAGCTACGAAGACTTCATACAGGCGCAAAAGGATGCCAATCGTGCCGAATGGTTGACACAACATTGCACCTTTAATGAACTGTTGAAATCTATGACCCGCGCGGAGATAGAACGTAAGGGTAGTCCTCACCTTGGTTGCTGGCTCATAATGACCAAAGATGAACAAGACGTCTATTTCGACTATGAAAAGAATGATAATTTCCACGGGATGCGCCGCATTGAGTTACAAGCCATTGACCGTTGGAAAGCCTTTAACGGCCTTGTTTGAAAATGTTGCTTAAAATTTAGGCAGTCAGGCGCTACAGGTAAAATAAAAGCCGACAATTGTCGGCTTTTTAACGGCTTAATGAAGAATCAATAACCTTCCAACCAATTAGGGATAGGTAACTGGTCAGCAATTAACGCCGTGTACTTGAAATGCGTTTCAGGTTTAATTTTGGCCACCTGCGCTTTTGACACCGGAATTTGCCACCATTTGTTTTTCTCTGCAATCATTGCCTGTTTGAAATATTCAGGATCTTTATAACTCAAATCTTTATACGTCGCGTACCACGTCTTATGCGACGTATGACGCCTGAAATAAACGATGGTAGCCATTGTTAGATCTAGCCAAGGATTGGCTAGCATAAATTCATCGCGATGCTTGTTACCAAGAAAACGTGTGACGACTGCTTCAACTGTATTATTTGACATGACTAATGACTCCTCTTTTAACCATTTCAGCAACAACTTCTGGGAATAGTTCTATGAAACCTTCCGTACCGCCTTCATACGTTGGTAAGCCTGTACTTGCCCAATACTTGACATTGTCACCTTCAAGAACGACTAAACCATTGGCTTTTGTTGTGAACTCTAAAATAAATCCAGGCATTTTATTCACCTTTGACCCGTAATCTACCGGCACACGCCGGATTGCCGCCGATGTGCTCCAGCAATTCCAAACACGGAGAACCGTGCGGAATTACGAATGAATCATAGTAATTCTCACCCCGAACTCTGTCCGGGAATACTTTGTCAGTAGCTAAGGCGTCTAACGCCTTAGAAGAAATTTTAACGAAACCCTTGACGTACATACCCTTTTCGAATTTCAACATTTTGTTCACCTTTTTAAAATTTACCGCTAAAATTGCGGCACACAAATAGTAAACCTGCACGCTGTTCTTTACAACCTAAATAAAGGCACATTATATGACCCCCGAACAAAAACTACACGCTAAACTCAAACGCGAATTGAACAAACTTCTACCTAAAGGTAAATGGATGCTACAACGAATTGAAACATCAACAGGGTCAGGTGTACCAGATTGTTATTTCTCATATCAATCTTCAAGCTCTAAAATTAATGAGAATAAACATTTCACATGTTGGCTTGAGACTAAGACCCGCGCGTATAAGGTTTCAAAAGAACAAATCAATTGGCAACATGTTCATTCATTGACCGGAGGTAAGGCGTGGATAGTAACTGAATTCAATAGCGACATTGTGTTACTTGATTTCGATGATCGAATGCTTGATTGTTCAAGCCTTGATGTTCATATAAGACGGCATGAACCAAAGATACTAACCTTGAATAATTGGCTACTGTTGCCGAAATAACCGCCATAAAACAGGTAAAGCGCCATAAAACCATGCCCCATACGAGCAATATACCGCCCATTGCTACCATTTGAACACCCTGGCCTATGCTACCCTACCCACTACCTTGCTCTGCCACGCTTACCGGCATTACAGGCAATAAAAATCCCGCTCAAAGGCGGGATTAGAACTACGTTTGACAACGATTAACTATTGTCATGTGGATTGCGCTTATGATACGCATTATAATCTGCAATCCGTTCCGGTGTCCAGTAACCATTGGACTCTGGTTTACGAACTGACAACGCGGCAACTTCTTTATTGAACCGCTCCAACATTTGCTCGTAGTTCTCACTTGGATCTACAACAAACCGAGGACCAGATTGACTGCGCCGAACTGCTTCTTCCCATGAATGCGACATTTCAATACCCCTTATTAAGAATGAAATCCGTAATCATCACCATGCCAGACTGCACCGATTGTATAGCCGTGTGAACCATTCTCCTTGTAGTAGTGTGCCATAAGATCAGCATCCTTACCATCATTGTAAATCACAACCTTTGGATAAGAGGTTTGATTCCATGTAGATAAATAGCCGATGGCGTTGAATAACTTGCCCATTGGCACTTTCGTATCGTTAATCTCAATTTCTAATTCAATTGTTCTCATTTCAATACTCCATATTGGCAAAAGCAACGATACACATTTTTGCAGGATGCAATGCGATTTGATCACCATAATCATCCTTACGACATTTGATACCTGTCAACCCTGCAAACTTCTTCAATGCTTGAACTATTTGGCGCTGCGTAGGATGTAACTTGAACTCCAAACTACCGCGCTCAACCCACGAATAATTGGCCTCACCGCCAAGGGTATCAGTAACTTCAAAGTTAACCTTGATCATGATTTGTTTCCTTTAGATTTTGGCACTACATACAGTAGGCCGTCTTTCTCTAACACAAGAAATTGCAACGGGTGCTCAACCTCTTCGGCATAAGAACACATGGACACGTGCTCCTGCCAAATCATCTTGATTAAGAACGCTGCACCGACAAAGAACGGTATCAACAATAAGATTTCGTAGTTCATTTTATTTCCTTCGCTTGTTCAAATGGTTTGATGAGTTGATAAATTTCTGAAGCATCTGCTTCAGACTTTCGTTTGAATTCGTTGAACGTTGAACAATCTAACCAAAGTTTCATCAATTCAAGTTGACGTGTTGTTAATTGAACATTGAACATTTCTTACCCCTATAAAGTTGCGACAAGTGGATAAATGTAGGTTAAAACATCCTATCCGCTAGATCATTAACCCATTTCAATAACGGAACAGGAATTGTTCTCTCAACTTCTTGATGATTGTCAGGATCTGCCAAATAATCTAATTGATCTTGATCAAGTGTTGCGATTATTCCTAGTATATTTTCAGAATCCTCTGGTTCAACCCATTGTTCAAGAAACTCTTTTTGAGCACGTTCAACTACGTGAATTTGATGAAAGTCAAAGATATCAATGATAAACCACTGGAGTTCGGTAGGTTCAAAACTCATTTTATTTCTACCAACTTGTACACGTTTCAGTTGTTCAGACATTTTCATTACCCCTATAAGATTACCGCTAAAATTGCGGCAAACAAATACTACGCTTGCCGCTGTTCTTTAACAAGTGTTATAAATAGTTGAAATTGTAAGAGAATACAAAGACAACCTTCCACTTATGAATCATACCACAGTGAAAGAACCCATTCTTCAACGGCTTGATATTAACAACCATTGGATAACAGACGCCCATTTTCATTACCCCACCATTTCAAACTGTTCACCCATTCCCAAACCTGTTAAGAATGAGATAAGATAGGCTTCAGGGTCACCAACATCCATAAGGTCAGACGACTCGGCAATTAGATAAGGCTTGCGGAAACTCATTCTATTACCTAATGAGTTTTGCTTATCAAACTTTGGATTACCTGAATTGTTGTTTGCCGCGACAACTACACGACGGCCAATAATTTCACCACTGTACGGTCTTACCGTATTTTTCACTTTGACGTAGAGCATATTTCACCTATATAAAAGTACCGCCACATAACGGCAAGCACATAATGCCATACCCCACATTCAAACACAACCCACAAATAAAAAGTCCCGTCAAAACATCTGACGGGACAAAGAGTGGATTTTCACCACTTCCACCAAGGAGACAATTAATTACTCAGCATCAGTAACAGCATCAGTAACCGATACAATGATCTCACGCTTGAATAGATAACCTAAGAAACCAGAGGTAGTCAATTCTTTCATTGTTCCATCACGACCGGGGTGCTTGAAAGTTTTCGGGGCAGATTCATTGAACTGTTCAACAGTCGTGCATTGTTTGATCAAATTACACAGGTCGGTACGTTCACAAGCATCACCTTCCAACAGTTCCGGTTTGTTGATTGTGTATTCACCTGTACGCTCAATCCGAGGACCGCGAGGCTTACGCTCAACAGGTTCACCGTTTTCATCTTTGACTTTCTTGGTTTTGACCGGGGCGTTTTCAGCTTTCATCTGATTGAACACTTCAAGAATGCCGAGCTTTTCAGCTGTTTTGTGATGCGTGATTAACGCCTCACCTTCATTCATCTCGTACTCTTCATCTTTCATAACCCAACCGATGATCTCAACCGTACCGTCTTCACCATTGGCTACCAGCAAACCAGCCTTGTCAGCAATCAATACGTCATCATTCTCAACAACTTCAACTTGATCATTCATTTCATTCTCCTACGCCGTTCCGGCAACAATTAAAAAGATTAAAGGTGATAGGTCAAGGTCTTCACCCTTTGTCGGATAGAATTAATATCACACCGACCGCCAACTTCACCGAGCGCCTATCACCACAACAAGAATTTTACTACCTGTTACATGAAAACACAACAATTATTTTCGCTCATCGTTGTCTTGACAGTTAAGAACTGTCAAGACAAATAGATTTAACTAACGATCATATTCCATTTCATCTCTCAACTCCTGTAGATAAAGAATTTGTTCCTTAAACAATTCAATCTCTTCATTCTTGTTCCTAATGATTTCATTCAATTCACAAATCTCATCTCCTTTAATCTTCAAGAGTTGTAACTGGCGCTTGCACGCCTCCTTCCAAGGATCAGTCTTCATTTTAACCACCGTTCAGTTTGCGTTGAAGTTCGGCAACATCTTGTTTGATTGCCGTGTTAAGTTCTTCCATATCATCTATTACTAAGAACTCTACGTGAGGTGTTTTGATTTCAACGTAACCCTCCATCTCACCGTAAAGTTCAGTCATTTCATAGATATCATAACCCTTGACTTCTACCTGCATAGAATTTACCAAATGTAATATCATTAAAACCCCCAATCGTAACCGTTATAGTCAGACTCTTCGTACTGACTAAGATAATCAGATTCAATTTCTGCACAGCGCAGACCATATAACTCTTCTTCAGCTTCTGCACGGCTTTCGCCGTTCGCCATTAAAGAACTCAAGACATCGCATTCGTAGTCCATTTTATTTACCTCTTACAAACGATAGGTTGTTTGGATAACATAAAATTTATCAGATGTGTCATAGCAATCAAGAATAAGACCTTGTTCGCTATTTCTGATGCTGGAAATATCATAACCAAGTTCTTTCATATTGAAAACAAACTCAGTTAAAGAGATTAACCCGTTTTGAAACTGCTGTAACAATTCTGCGTAGTTCATTTTATTCTCCATACCCACATTGTTCAAGCATTTTGGTTTGACGTTTATTCATTTCTGTCAACCGTTTAACTTCACCATTACGAAACCCGACCTGAGCTTCAAGAAACTTGATTGTTTCAATAGCATCTTCAACAATCTTATAAACTTCAGCAGAACAAACTTCTTTAAGAATACGACTTTGTAAATCTTGCACTGTTTTCATTTTGTAGCCCCTATAAAGTACCGCAATGGCGCGGCAAACAAATAATAACCACAATACCATTCAAACACAATATAACCTACCCACAATGCGCTCAAAACAATAAACCTATGTAACGCCATGCACAAAGCAAAACAGGGCGTTTAACGCCCTGTTTGCAGTCATTATTTCTTTTTCTTAACAGGTTTTTCTGCTTCAATTTCAGCCTGTCTGGTGATATGATTTGCCCGTATAATCGATTTACGAATACTGCGAACAGCACCTTTGTACATGATCTTTTCAAACTTTTTCATGCTAGCAATCCTTTAAGAATGTGGTCTTTAATTAAATCAACTGCGAGATTGGCTTCCGCATTGGTCGCACCTGCTTTATGAAACTCTGTAGTCCACGACCCGTTGATATCTTTGATACCAATGACTACTATCTTATCATAAGATTTAAAGTTGAACAGTTCATATAACAGTTCAGAAGGTTGCTCTAGCGTAGAAGTGTCCGTTTGGTTAGGGAATAAGCTGACAATATTCATTAAAAACCTCCTAATTCTAAATGAACTATCATTGCATTTTTAATAGTTTCGCGTACTTGTTTTCTGATCTCAGCCCTAATAAATTGCTGCATTTCATCTTTAGTTACTAAATCAAAGTCACTGATCGCATCTTCAACTATTGACGCTACGTCTGATTTATCAGCAAAATCGTAGTTGTTCTCAATAACTTCTTCAACTGCTGAAGTAACGCCCAAGCTATGACGCTCTTCAAGCGCCTTAGCAATCATCTCTTTTATGATTAACTCTATCATCATGATAACTCCTTTATTGGTAAGTGTTACGAAGCACTAAGGTGTTGGCCTCAATTTTATTGGCAATTTCCCCATGTACTTCTAACAGATGTGACAAATGTTCATGAATTTCATCTTTGATTAAAAGATTTCTATCACTTGCCTGGACATACATCACCCAGAGTATGTTAATTGACTTACGAAGTTCTTCCATATCAGTCATTTTCATTTCCTTACCTTTATCATAAACGGTAAAATTGCCGTACAACATTATGCCATACGGCAAATTCATTTACTAATTAAGACATTTCTAAAGCTAATTCAAACGCCTTCGTTTTAAAAGCATTCCCAGCGCCATACCAACTTGAGTTCAATTTGGTATCTACTGTTCTATGTCCTGTATGATGATCCATCATTTCAGTAATTGAATTCATCAAACCGAACCAAGTCCCATCTGAACTTGCATAAGTTGAGCCTTTCCCTTGCCCTGTGAATAACGCCCACGCCTCGGCACATTTATTGCTTACTGCAGGACTTTGTTGGTCAACCGGAATGTTAATGTCACCAAACAATGTGATCAAGTACTCTATTGCCTTATCACGAGGAACAACACGATCAGACAAAAGACCAAGGTTATCAGCGAACTGGTTCCAACCGTTATCAATAAAGCCCAATTGAACCTTGACTTCTTCAGGTTTCCAGACTCGGTTGTGAGGAACTTTGATCTTACCATTATTTTCCTTTGTAGCAATTGATAAAGTGTTATTACAAACAACGCGAACAGATGTAAATTGTGCAGTCGTTGCCAACGTACCGTCACAACTTGTTGTTAACAAGAGATAACCTTTGACCGTATCGGGTATAGATACCCCGTCAACCTTTGTTCCTGCTAGTTCAATCATTCGTCCGGAATTGGCAAGCGCCCAGAAACGCCGACCACCGAACAATACACCTGCCGTTTCAAGTTGCATGTCTGCTGTACCAACAAGGTCACGGTAGAATTCAAGAACTTCTACCGGCTGTACGATGTTGTAAGTCGGGCTGACTACAGATAACGGTGCATTCGTATCACTACGGAACAACACATGCTTGTCAGGATAAATCAAAGTCTCCGTGAGTTCAGATACTCCTGATAATTTTTCATCTTCAGAAACAGGTTTGTCACGGAAGACATCAAACTTCACAGGAGCACGAAAAATCTCCCATTCCATACGAGCCGCTTTGGCCCAATTTTCAATAGTAGCACCCGCATCCAATTGGAATCCCAACCCGTGCCACGCCGGTTGGTTGACATAGGCAAACGCCGCATCACCTGTAGAAAAATCTAATTCATGACTCATGACTAACTCCTAAGTGTCTTTTAACAAATTCTAAAATGGACTTTCCGACTTCAGTTGGAATCACACCTTTGCCACCGCATTTCGAACACTTGGTTAATTCAAAATCATGTTCTTCATCTTCAATATCACCGTACCCGTGACAATGATCACATCTATCTTCAAGATCGATGTTCATGATTAAACCTCCTCATTAATCTTTTGATATTTTTCAGAAACAGCTTCTGCTATTGTCCTGGTTAGATACTTGTCAGCATAGCATCCAGGAATCAATTGTATGAATTCGTACAATTCAGCAGCTTCAGGTGTTTCAAATTGTGAATCATCATCTGTAATATAGACTGTTCTTACGGGCATCATAGTACTCCTAATTCTCTTGGTGAATAACCGTTCGTATTTTCAACAACTGGCCTTGCGATTTTATACTTACTCTTCGCAGCAAAGATAGGACACTCGCCTACACCTACATGAACTTCTCCAATTTCAACAAGGTTCATATTGAAATCTTTACCGTTCTTATGCAATTCAGTAGGCTTACGCTGTTCGTACACGATATATTTCATTTCATTCTCCAATGTGCGTGCTGTGTTTCGTTTGTAAGAGTTACTTTGTCATCTTCAAATTTGTCGCAAAATGGACAGCTTACCGTGGTCATGACAATAGGGATACCGTTGCTGTCTCTATTACCTGTGTACCAAGAAATTTCTCCTGCTTCACAAACAACCATATCCAGTTCGTTGGCTACTTGTAAAGCACTACAACAATAAGGGAATTTAACTGACATCTTCATTCTCCAATTTTAATGATCCAACCGCGCAACAGCGACCATTGGATTTGCCATTCGAAAGTTATTAAGTTCTTACCAGTGTTCGGATATTTTTCACCCGGCACATGGTCAGTTTCCCAGTCGGCAATTGCTGCTTTAACTGAGGTATTGCGCTCAATGACTTCCATCATTTCGTGGCGGATGTCACCTTCTGGTGCGCGGATACCGTTTTTCACGAACGAATAGTCGTAGCTCGCAGTTGTTCCAGGTGTCTTACGCTTGCTAGGGGAACCAAATGGGTTTTCAGCTTCGATGATTTCAAACTCTTGGCCGTACTCATACTTAACGACAAAGGTTTGGCGCACTAATGCGCGCTTGAACGCTTCTGGTTGTTTGTTAGCGAATTTCTCGGCAGGGATACCGAGATGTTTGATGCCGACCATTTTGACTTCATGGAACGGCGCTCCTTTGAACCACTGCTCAGATAACACTTTAACGGATTTCATATTGAAACCCCTTATGTTCGACCTTCCTATTGGACAGGTCTTAGGTTGAAAATAACGATTTTTGTCCGTTTGTTCCTTTAACGCCCCAACCATACGAACCGAAGAAGGTGGTGCTGTTCAGCTAACCTTACTGCACACAAACATTGTGCCACAAATAACATTCAAATACAACGCTAAGTTTTACCACTAAATAAGGGTGGAGTCGCGGAGCGTCCCTGCATTAGCTTTTCCTTTCGAAAAAGTTAGCGACTCCATTGATCTGTTTAGCTTATCAAAGCCAAGGTCTTATATCCGTTCGTAAATACATCTACTTCAAATACTAAGATCAATTCATCTGCACCGACACAACATTTGCCAAATCCAAACATGATTTCACCAAGTTTCAAATGAAAAGAGTTCATGTAATGCTTACCTTTTAGATAAACAATCTCACTATCCTTAAGAACGACTAACTCTTGCGTGTCCGTCAAGTAAATCATATTACTTTCATTACCAAACGTATGAACACCTTTGAAGTCTTTAGACAAACCTCTTTGCAATAAGATTTCTAATTTCATACATCCTCCTTACGGTAGAGCGGTATGCAATCTGGATCAAACTTGTGCGGTTCGATCAATGACGTATGAATCGGGTGCATCCAAGCAACTGGCTCAGGTTCTGACTTGTTTAGTTCGGTTTTAAAAGCACGCGGTCCGTAATTCCAGTCTTCAAACGGTTTTAATTTCTTCAGCGCCTTACGCGTCTGTTGCATTACTTTTTTACTCATAATCCCTCCGGTCTGCAACTGAAACATATCCACATTCTATTAAGACCTGTATTGTAGATGTGATACATACCTTCTTTTGTATCACATCTTTGCCTGCATTTGATGCAAAATCTGTAAGCAGGTTCAGAATGATACCTGAAATACTTAGTCTTTGGTGGTTTGTTCATAATCAATTGGCCAATAATTATCACATCTAAATACTTCAACACCATTGATCAATGTTGTATAGCCGAAAGTATTCATACTCTGATAGTAAGGATTAGGTGTCGCTTGAATACGATAACAATTTTTAGCATTGGGACATGATTTTTGCGTACACATCGTTATGTCAGCCATTGTAATGAATCCATTCTCTTCCTGCTTCTAACCACATTTCTTTACCTGATTTACTGTACTCTTCAAGGAAGATAATCCGTTGGCATGATGTATTCAAAAGAAGTTTGGTACATTGTTCAGCGCAAGGAGAAGCCGTGGTGTAACATGTATGTACCGCGTTTATGTCTGGGCATTGTAGCAAAGCATTCTGTTCAGCATGAACTGCCCGGCATTTACCCAAACCTTCACCGCTATCATATTTGGCACCTTCGCAGGCATTAGGATAATATTCTTCACTTGATTGTTGCCCGGAATGATATAATTCAAGAATAACTTGATCATTACAGTGAGGTCTACCTGCTGCCACGCCATTCCAACCCGTTGATAAGACGTGTCCATACTTGTCAAGTAGGACACACCCTACTCCTTTACGAACACAGGTACTTTGTGTCGCTAACTGTTTACAAATATTCAACCACATTTCATGTTTTGAAGGTCGCATTTCATATATCCTCGTGTAAGGAACGTTCCATAGGTTAATAGGATCAAACGTCAAATCTGGCCAATTCAGTTTCATAATTAAATCATTGTTGAACAAACGAAACCGTGCCAAGGGTCAATTCTTTTGGGTCGGTTGATACCTTTATTGTAGTTCCTACCGAATCTAACAAGTACTGTTCCTTTATCGGTAACCGAACGGGAGACACCGTTAAAGTTTTCACTTTCATCGTCTTCCTCCGCACCAGATATCTTCATTTTGTATCTGGCTTTTTCGTAGGCTTTCATACAGGGTTTACAATAACCATATTGATCTCTCTTTTCAGAATACATGAAATGTTTGGTATCCTTAGGAAGAGTTGTCTTACACTTCGGACAAGTTCTCATTTCTGTCATCACATATCATCCTTATTGCGTATGCCGAGAAATGTTGGGAACCTTGGTTTATCCTTACTTCCACTTGGAAAATAACGATACTTAATAATCTCCGTTGGCTCCAAACAATCACGAATCCTACTACCACGGTTACTCAAAGATTCCAAGTCGTAAGTCAATTGATTCCACCAATAGTCACGGTCTTCATCAGTAAAACCTGTACCAATGTTAAACGAAACGCCTGTTTTCAAGTCACGAACAATCAACGCACCCATTGTATCTAACGGTACAAGATTTTCTTGGTGTGAAGTGCGTTTTGTTTGACCAAGTTCACCGACCGTTGCCTCGTTACCATTGTGTAGCTTCTCTTCCATACCGATAACAAGGGCTTCGCCATCCTCAAACCGCTTGACTTTCAGCAGCCAACCTTCCTTAGCGGTAGAACGCCCGTTCTTGTACGGGCCATCAGGGTCACGCAACATCACACCTTCGTAACCTCTTAGAAGAAACAATGCTTCGTACTCTTCTATATCTGTAAGATCATTAACACGGTAATGAGGAACGACAAGAATGCCGCGTTCGTCAAACGAAAGAGACTGATATCTTGCTTCCCAAGTAATTGCTGTCAAATCGTGCCGGTCAAATACATGATAATTGACATCGGGTTTACCGTCACGAGACATTACGCCTGACGTTGTATTGCGGAAGCAATCCTTATCAGTTGGATCACCAACAATCAACTCACCGTCATATCCTTCAAGATGACTAAACAGTTCTTGAACATGTTGATTTGGTATCGGCTTGAGACTGCGGGACATTACTACACCATTAATGACCAAGGCACGGATACCATCTAACTTCGGACTGAGCCACAACGGAAAACGTAGCTTATCCATCTCAGCAGGACTAGCTAGCATAGGGCGGAAAACTTTGCTCATAATGTACACCCTTCGTGATAGGTTCTTTTCTTTTCTATATACGCAAGATGTGCTTCTTCAGCGGTATCAAAATAACCTATTACTGTCTGTTTGTCATTTATCAACAACTGTGCAACAAACTTTCCGTATCTAGAACACACGCCCAGATAACCTGTTTTGTTATCTTTATGAGGACGCCTTGCATTTTGACTATTTAGTTTTGGAGAAACATCTCTTAAGTTTTCAAAACGATTATCTGTTTTGATCCCGTTGATATGATCTACTTGATACTTTGGCATATCTCCTGTTACAAATAACCACGCCAATCTATGTGCCATGTAATGACTACCGTTTAGACTTATTCTAACATGCCCTTGTTTCATAACCGTACCTGCTATGTCTCCAACACGAGCGTTAGGAGATCTGTAGATTTTTCTTTTAAACAACCCTGTATTTGGATCGTAGTCTAAGGTATGCTTTAATTCAAACTGCGTCAATTGTTTCATAATTTTCTCACTTTCAACATTTCATCAGCAATAAGATAAGCAGCTTCAGCAATCACTTGTGGGTCAGCTTCATGAGTTATCGGATGATCTCCTGCCAAAATTCCTTCTAATGCTTTCGCAGCAAAGTAATCGCGTAAAGACATGCCCGCGTTCCCTTCGTAGGCATACTCGCGCGGAAATGCTGGCCCACCTGTTTCTTTAGTCATTTGTACTGTCTCCTTAGAAAGACTTTTTCATCGTATCCAAACAAAGTACCTGATGTATTGTGTGGAATAACTTCCTGTTGCCAATCAGGATGTTCTCCAAGTGGTGACTTATTCACCCACCAATATCCAGGTTTAGCTGAAGTCTTCATCATTTCTTTACTTGACATAGTAGTATTCTCCGTAAGGTGATTCCCAGATGTTCGACATGTCAACCTTTTCACGGGCTTCAAGCCAACTGGTAGCTTCGATTTCTTGCCCGTTTTCAATCCAATCTTTACGCTCGTCAGCATCAGATAACAATGCAATGCGGGCGGATTCTTTATGTTCGCATACTTGATATGTCATTTCAGCACTCCTTTATTTCAAATCTTTTTCCGGCTAACATTGTTCCGCAGTTACAACAAGGTTCCCTAGAAAATTCATCTTCTTCCCCTGTAAGAAAACCTTTGTAACTACCGTTCATAATTTCGTTATCACGTTCTGGAGTTGAATCTGCTGGAAGTTCTCCAGAACTGAGGAACATCACGCAATCTTCACAAAGCCAATCATACATTTTCAGCACCCCTCAATCTCATCAATCAAACGCTGTGTGTTTTTGCAACGACTAAGCCAATAATCTATTGACCTGTGTTCTTCACCAGCGGCTTTCCAATCGCGATTATGCAAATGGTGTATGACGTTATCCATTGCAATTTGCGCTTTTTCAATCTGACCTTCAAGTTTTTCTAGAAGCCATTCTTTAACTTGTTCTGTTTTCATATAAAACCCTATATGGTAACGCGGCAAAGTTGCCACGCCACCATTACACCACACCTACTGCTCCACTACAACCGTTAATGTTTCTTTGCTTTTCTGTTTCAAAGCATTATTGACAACTTGACTGATTCGTTGACGTAACGATTGATGATCATGAAACTGCGTTGCAATCTTTGTCAACTCATTTACTAATTGAGCAATCTCATGATCCTTCATCAGTGTGTCCCAGTGCTTCCGAAACCTGAATCACCTCTTTCTGTTTCAGTAGAGAATTCTGAAACTTCTTTGATCACAGGGTGTATTGCTACCATAAAAACCAATTGTGCGATACGCTCCATTGGCTTAATCTCAAGACGATCATCAGAATAATTGTGCATACAGATCACAATTTCACCTTGGTAATCAGCGTCAATTAAACCGGGTGAGTTCCTTGGCTTCAAACCTTTACAACCGAGGCTAGAACGTGGCATGATTATTGCACAAGGTAAGACGTTGTAATCATTATCTTTTGTTTCATTAAGTAAATCTGCCATGTGTAACGAAATACCTGTCTTTATCTTCTTTGTTTCATTTGGGTAGATATGCAAGATGTCAGGAATACAAGCCCTCAGGTCATAACCAGCGGATAAGTCTGTTGACGGTGCGAATTTGAAATCTTTCAACCGTTCATCTAAATATTTAATTTCCATGTTTCTTCTCCAATAAATCACACAATTTACTAAACAAATGATCAGCAGCTTTATGTTGATCATGAGCTATCAACACGTAACCGCAACTATCCATTTCTCTATCAGCCACACCTGCCACTGTTTCAGCTCTTACCCATTCCCTTAGCATCAACAACTGTTCTTCAGTCATAACGACTCCTTTGCTTTTGTGAAGATTCGATTCTTTCCTTCATTTGCTGTGATCAATTTGTATAAGCGCATCTTCTGTATAACAGCGTTCGTTTTAGTAACATCTAAATTCCACGCCATACCTGCCTGAGTTGGTGTAAATTGATCAGGTAACAATGATAATAAATCCATACGTTTCTTTTGAGATCGTTTCAAACTTGCTGCATTAGCTGAGTTATCATGATAACAAAGCGCACTCATCAAAATGTCTCCTTCCCATGTGAGCAATGTGTTTTGTCAGCGGGGCAATACGAACAATGAACACCACGGCCAGTCTTCTTGACAATGTCTCCAGGGATTTCAAACCAAACATCAGTCCGGTAACAATTGTCAATATCATCAAGAATGTCTTGAAAGTATTTGAACATCTTGCCCATATCTTTACGGTAGAACCAATCACTTACTTGGTCATTGTAGTTCAAGAAATGAAAAGTGACTTTAACAGTATCAACTTCTGGGTGTGCGAGCATAACTACCCATGCGTATAGCTGCAACTGTTTGGTCACCTTTACCTTACCAGTCTTCCAATCGGCAATCTCACACTTGTTACCGTCGATCTTCATCCAATCAATGAATCCCAAATACCACCTATCAGGGTCGTCACCTTTACAACGGACAAGGAGTTTCGCTTGATCATCAACATACTTGATCAAACCTATATCTTGTCCTGTGTCAAGATTATAATCTATCCACTTAAACGCATACTCCTCTTCGCACTTTCCATCCTTTTCTTTGTAGACATCAAGAATGCGTTTCCACCGGGCGATGTCAGGGTCAAGTTCACCACCCTTGATATACGCTTCAATCAGTTCATGCAGCCGCGCACCTTCGTTACCTGCTTCTGACTTCGGGCTTTCTATCAATCGTTTGGCGCGTAACAACTCGTACTTTTTTGGACATTCGAAGAGTCCTAAACTTGAAAACGACCATGTGTAATGTGGTATTTTGTTCATTTCTTTAATTCCCAAGGTCTAAAAACAATCGGTGTCAAAGCAGGTGCCTCGGCAATTTTGTGAATCTCAATCCACTCAGCTTCAGTTGGTAATGGTAGCGATTCTTTACCTTTCTTGTCAGGTAGGAACCCCGCCCGGTAGCTGGTAGCATTACAACCTAAACATGGTTTGAACGTACGCTGGCCGTTATACAGCGCCTTCCGAGCTAAGGTAAACGGCTTACCCTGCCAAATTTCATCAAGCCCTAATTTGTTTATGTTACCACAAGCGTATGTCCCACGCCACGCGTTGCAGCAAATAGCAATGTCACCATTGTAGTGAATCGACAGTTCGCGGAATGGGCGAGCGCATCTCTTCCCTTCTTTACTATAGTCCAACGGAGATGCTGCTCCACAATGATTTGACAACTTGGCATGCGTCCCTTTGTCAGCAATTGAAATGTCGCGCATGACACTGATCATCTTACCTTTGATGCGCCGATGTGGATTACCGTCAGGTTGCGCAGGATAATCATAAATCGGCAATCCTTCCCAATTTTTAAAACCTGCGTCATTTGTAGTGATTGTCAAGTTCTTCAACGCACGGTCAACAAAATCAACACCTTCATATTTATCAAGCGCAAGAATGTTTAGACCTGCTTGAAACACCTTCTGTACATTCCCCGCTTTGATGTAACCACTACCATTTGACGTCATCATCAACTGATGTTTAGGCAAGGTCTTGCGAAGGATTGAAACTAGTTCAATAAAGTTTGGATTCATTGAAGGTTCACCTCGCATGGCAATTTCAATACGCGGATTCCAATCTAATCGTTTGATTTCATCAGCAATACGTTGAATCGTTTCAGGTGTTGCGAATTTGTAATCACCAACACCCTCACGAATACCACGAAGACCGCAGAAGTCGCAATATAACGAACAACCTTCTGTGAATTCTACTTGTACTGCAAACGGTGGTTCTTGTTGGTAATCATTTGACATTTTTCAATCCTTCCTTATAAGCCTTCTTCCATTGTACATGAACATCTATGCGGGTTTGACCACCCCAAGTGACTTTCGTTTTTGTTTCTTTACTAACAGTCTTCACAAATAACGGATACTTCCTTGCCAATGCTTCAGCAGCTTCTTTTTGCACATCCATCGTGCGGTATTCAGAACAACCACCTTCAGTATTGGAACCGAACTGATTCGTTGTGAAATTGTTCAAGACTGCGTTACGCTTACCGGCTAGAAGGAATTGTAACGTAATATCAAAGTCTTCAACGGAAGGGTATTGTTCAAACTTTGCGCCGATTGCACGGAACGTCGGCATGTGAACTGCCCATGCGCGGCACATGCGTGAACAATATTCAACCTCTTCCTCTTTGCGGTTATTACCTTCACGCATTGAGACTCCTGCCAAACCTTCCTTTTCACAATGGTAGTAAACTTGTTTGACCATCTCTTGAACATCACTTGCTTCAGCAGCCGATAAGTACAAAGGATTATCGGCACGTTTACCACGCACGGCAAATGATAAGTCATCATCCATCATGAAGACCACGTCATCTTCAACGTTCTCCATCAAAACTTGCCGCGTTTGAGCAAGGTTGGTGATACCTTCGGGTAACGTGTAAACAGTACACTGTGCGTTACCTAAATTTAACCTCTGGGCCAAATCTAAAGCCCCTTGCGCTTCCTCTGGGCGCACTATTAATACCGTAGCCACCCCCGCAGCATTGAGCGCTTGTAACGTGGGCTGGCGGTTCAACCGTTTATAGGTAGGGATAAAGACTTTGATCATGCTTTCTTACTCCTTGTTTTCTTAACTACAGGTGGGCGAGCAACTAAACCAATATCCATCAACAAATCGTTTACCTCGTTAATATAAAAATTGTAATCTACATTATTTGGAAAGTCAATAGGTAGATCCATTAAAGGTATACACCCGTCTGTCCGTGGTACTTTATTTCCTGATTTGACATAATTGATTGTGCCAAGTGAATCTGTGCCATAGAACCAGCGAACAACTTTACCGAGGTAATTGCCAGCATGTACCCCACCGCCTTTTACAGTCCGCACCGTTACAAACTTTCGTATGTCCTTACAAGCGCGGATGGTTTCTTCAATTGGCGTACCGTTTTTCAAGTAAGCAATCAACGCTTCATTGCAGATATCGTTCTGCGTATTCTTTTGCAAGTCGCCTGCTTTGAACGTACCTTTGGTCTTGACCTCACCATCAGGTTTGATAGCGATATAATTGTTCACATCGCGTGAATATAGTCCAGAATAGTGCGTGTCCTCAAATTCAAACATTGTTTCTTGTTCGAACTGTTTTACAATTGCAGCAACTTCTTCATGTCTTGAGTGCGGGTAACGAGTCACAATACCATCAGTGTTCGCACTGATTACTTTAATACCTGCCATTTCAAAACGCTCAATCAACATCAACAAAGTCAACTGTCCGGTGACGGTAACTTGAATCATAAGGTCAGGTGCGTACAAAGCAGAGTAAACAGAACCTAATTTGCCGAATGCCCCGTTAATTGTGATTCGTAATGAATCCATAACAGTAACAGAACGGTCAAATTCGATATCTTGTTCTAGAGTGACTCGAACAAGATCCTCTTTATAACTTGCACCGTCTGCAATTTCTTCTTTAGCAAGGCTGTTAAAATGCACAAGACCGTTCGCCTTTTCAATACTTGACCTATGAACGTGACCCTTTACCCCTAACTTCTTAAGCTCACGATTCTTGCGCTTGGCAGCAACACGCCGATCAACAAGAACTTTGAACACTTCTAACAGGTGCGGGCCAAGGGTCTCAGGGTACAGTCCTTGGTTTAAAATGATACTAGGATAATACGAAGTGACATCACGGTCAACAATCATATACTCATCGTCAGCCAAATGACTTACTTCGCTTTCCTGACTGTGTAAACCACCGATACCCAATTTGTAAGTTGAACCATTGATGTGAATCAACGTGTTAGCCAATTCCTCAGTCATTTCAATTTGACCGTTGGTCTTAGCAGTAAATGGGCTACGCTTGACCATTTCAAACACATTGTTCAATTGGTCAGATTCAAATTTCATGTACTCCGGAACCTTGTAAAAGAACTGCTTTTCTTTTACAGAAGGTTTGGCAAGTTTCTTACTGGTTAACCGGAATAGTTCAGTCTTAATCACTGCCTCGGCTACTTGTGCGTCAGACTTGCTGCGGAGGTCAGTGCGGTATTCTGCTGACATAGTTTCCCGCAAAGTAACGCGCCCTTTGATTGCATCATACAGTTGTTTGGTCACATGTAAGTCATTACCGCAATACAAGTTGACCGCTTGCATCTGTTCACGCGTCAACAATGAATCAGGGTCGTAAGGTAGGTCTTGCATCTTTGGCGCATGGAGCCGCCCTGCGTACAACTTCAAACTGACCATGACTCCAGGTGCAACTTCCTTGATGTCAATGTGATCATAGCTCAACGCTTGACAACGGAAATGCTTGTAGAAGTTCCAAGGTTTCATGTCGTTGACAATGATGGCGTCGGATGCTTCTTTCAACTGTTCGTTATCTGCACCATTAAGGGCAAGTGACAAAATGGGCCAGTCGTAGTTATTTCCGTTGAAAGTAACGACAGTGTACGAATTGAGCAGTGCGCGAAGTTTGGCAACGTCTAATCCTTGCCCTTCATACATTTCAAACTCACGAAAACGACCCTCGTCGTTCATGAACTTGGCAAGGAAGTAGTTCGGATAGACTTCAAGATCTAGAAAGAGTTTATCGGTCATACATTTTCCTTATTGGGCCAGACGTACCAAAACATTGATATTCTCCAGCCGTCATATTTGTTAAGAACTATTTCTTTAGCCTTTTCAAATGTCTCGGCCACAAGTTCAACACGCTTGCTTTTGTAGCGTTCCATCCAAATAGGTTGTGAAAGATAAAAGACATATTTTGTCATATTGTCGGCCAGATGTAAGGTAAATCGTTAGGTTCAGTCCAGCCGAATTGGCCGTAATGAACAGGGTCTTTGCGGAGCAAGTTGGAACGGTGCGCGGCATGGAAGTCACTGTCACCTAACCAAGGTGGTTCAGTGATAACACTTTTTGTTGCAAATGATTGAATCTTATCAAGACATGTGTCTTTGTAACCTCGATTCAACCACTCACGACACATGACAGCACCATAATAAACTAGAGCGTCTTCATAACCGCGCCACATTTTTGCAGCAGGATGATTGTACCAAGGAGTCGCACGTTTCACTGGCGCTCCGTAATGTGTTGTAACCCATTTATCAGGGCCGTTAGAAAGTGCGCTCAACAACTGAAGCACTTCAACACGTTGTTTGCCGAGTCTGCGGTAATCAAGAACTTTGGCAGACTCGGCAAAATGCGGGTAAGGTAAGAACGTTTGCATGTTCAGTACCCCATTTCATCGCGGTAGTTTTCAATGGCGTAATCACTCGCATCTTCGTTCATCGCTTCTTCATAAGTCATCTCTGACTCAAGTGGTTCGTCACACTCTTCGCATACGAACGCCATGCGTTTATCTACGCATTTTGCACCCCAGTATTCGTAAGTTCCGATACCTTCATCAATCCAAGTACCTTGTACATCTGCATGACAGTTAGGACAGATCATTTTGAAGCCTTTTACAAGTTATTATTTCAATGTCGTAATGACGATCTTCAGCTTCTATAAGAAATTTTGAACCATCTTTGCAATTGATAACAACTACATTGACTGATTCTTGATTTACAGAAGTAATCGTTTTACCTATTAAGAATTCAAAACCGCGTTTCTCTTTCATTTTGATGTCTCCAATAATTTAGAAAAGTCACATTCGTGACGTTGATTCTTTTTATCGTCCCAAGGAACTTTACCATGAAACGATATCAATTCTTTACAGTATTTACAACGGAGTTGTTGCGGAGCGTAACCGCCGTATTCACCAGCATATCTGTCATCCCAACGACTGTCAAGTGCTTCATACATATGATCGAAACAGTCTGACATTATTCGAACCCCCATTGATAATTGCAGTCATTGCAATATTCGTAATCAGTTTCTGGAACACTTGCATTGCCGTGAGTATGAAGATGAGAAGTATCATCTGACCCACACTTTGGGCAAACAACAAGTTCTTCCAACGGAATTTCAGGTTTTTCTATAGCAGAAAATTTATTCCAAATAACCATTTTAATCACCCTATTGGTAGGTGTACTGTAAAACCACAGTACGCCTACAGTTTAATGCAACAACTTGTCAATTACCAGCAATTTTAGCAAAAGGGTATCGTTTTAAAAAGTCAGCCGTATTCAACATCACATCTCTACGGTCACGATGCTGACGCTCAATTACAGCAGGGTCATCACCTTGATCTTGGTTGACATAACCTTTTGAAGTTGGATCAGCTCCAGCCATTGCGTCTTCACGAACCTTTTCAAACTGTTCTGCAATCTCTTGTTGCCGATTGAATCGTTTAACAAAAGTTGATCGCATTTCAATCTCTGTTTCAACAAGGGTCAAATAACGACGTAAGTCTTGAATGTCATCCAACAAACCATCCTTTGTGTTCAGTTCACATTGGAATATGTCGTATTTCAATTCAGAACATTGGAGTTCAATACGATCCCACTTACGGGCCAGCATCATAAACGCACCAACACCTCCGCGCTTTTTCCATGAATCACCGTAAGACATTTCCTTTTCTTTAAGAACAACATTGTCACGATATTGAACGTTTGCCAATTTTGTCCAGAATGTATTCTCTTCGCTCATTTCTGCTCCTTTGAATAGTCACAATTACACTTTCTACCTTGATCACAATCACCATTGCAAGCGCCTTTCGGGTTTACTTTTGATAATAGTGCTCTCATCAATGCGTCTGCCGCATCGTAAACATACGGTTTAAGATCTGAAAGTCCTTGCTGAATCTTAAAACCCTTGCTTATCAATATATCACGAACTTCTTGTTTAGTCAACATGATTTTCTCTTTTCGCTAACCATTGTTCACAAGCTAACCGCCAATCGGATGCCTTAATGGCACCGATGTATTTTAACCCATTATTGTTGTCCTTGTGTGCCTTGTGTGCAATAGCCATCGGCTTCGTCACATGCTCAAAGAATGGGTCAACATATTGAACACCTGACCACGGTTGATCCATCCAAGTGTACAGATCAGACATCCAACTTTCCTTGTTGGTTATCAATGGAAAAGGTGTGACCTTAGCTGACTTATAAGGACAGTTGGTTTCTAAAGGTAGATCTTTCAACCGTTCCCAATGTGGTGTCAACTTTGTGTAAACGTGCATACAATTACTGATTTGTTCATAACTACCCATCGGCACACCAACCATACGAGCGACATATTCTTGAATCACCGACATGTGTACTGCATTGGCTCCCAACATACCGTAGATATAATCATTGCTACGATTGAAAACTGTCCAATCTAACTTACCTTTGCGGATGCGCGGCGTGATTACAAGGTTACAAGCTCTGTCTTTTGTTTCTTTTTCAAGGTCATTAACGTCCCATATTTGCAATACCGCTTGACGATCATCAGGATTCTTTCTAAGGCGTTGTATAACCGCTTCCAATTGATCAATACCAAATGCTGAACGAAGACGTTGCCCATAAGCGGCATTAAATCTTTTACCGTCATCACTGTACTGCTTCATTTGACTATTATATTGATCAAGAAAAGCAACATCACTTCTACCCGCCAACATCCACAACGATTCAAACAAAGAGAAGAATGGGTTGGAATCTCGCAATGGTTCAAATAAAACCCGTTCATCTGGGTAATTGTAACGGACACTAATTGGTTCCATTATTTCAATGGTCGGGCCGTTACGACTTGGCCGGAATACACCTTCTTCATTCAAGAGTTTCAAACCTCTTGGGAATATATCATTTACATTGTTTCCATTAATAGTTAACATTATTTGACTCCTGGGTAAAGTGAACGCGGGCGACCTTCACCATTCTTAACACGCAAATACTTATCATATTCACAAAAGCAATTTTGCACATTGTGAACTGGTAGTACTAACCCTAAGTTTTCTGCGATCAACTGTTGTGCTTCTAACATTTCTTTGAGACCTTCTTCCTGTTTCAATGTCGCATTAACATCTCTTCCATGAAAACGGTTCAAACCGCGAATTGACCCAGGGCCAAGAGGTGCCCATGTCATCCAATCGCGTGCATCTTTTAAATCAGATGCGAACTTTAGGTCGGCAACAACTTGTCCTGCCATGAAACTACCAAGACCGTCGAATTCAGTTAAGTGTTTCCAATATTCTTCAAGACGCAATGGTTCATCAGTCTTTGTGTATTTTTCAACAAGTGAAGGTGGAAGACCGTTCATCCAAATGGGCGTCAATACACGGTCAAGAACATAGTCAATCTTGTCCATACTTATACCATTGGTTGAAACAAGGTAAGCACCTGTGAAGATCTTAGCACCAGCATCATCACGCAGACCTTTGAGATTGCGCCGCCATTTTTCTTTCAATTCAAGGAAGTCCAAATGAGGAAAGCAAATCTCTTCTAACGTCGGAGGCCAATTGAACAAACGCGCAACGACCATTGCAAACCACATATTTGGATGTGGGTCGTTTGGTTTAATCCATTCCTCAGTAATCCACTTGCTTACAGTGTCATCCTCTCTACGAACATTGCAGAATTTGAACTTTTGTAAAATTGAATTTTCAGTCCAAGGTTTAGGTTCACCCGCTTCTTTCTTAATGCGGATAGACTCACGCTCTTTTATCCAATAAAAGAGCGTTTGCTGATCTTTAGTCAAGTCAGTCATTTTATGCTCAACTTGAACTCAAGTCCTAGAAAGTCAGCAACCTTTTTCATGTCTTCCATGGTCGCCCCTTTGTACCATTGAGCCTTACCATTTACGACAACGACAACAGGTTTGCTTCTGGTACGCTTAACACTTTCATTAGTGATATTGTTAGCTTCGATCAGTTCGTCATTTTCGTTAAAATCAGTCATTTCAGTTTCCTTTAAATAGAAAGAATTATACCACCGTGTTTCTCTATATCGTGCATAGAGGCTCTTGCTGCATCAAATACTTCCCTATTGCTTGCTTTTTGTAACGCCTGCAATGTTACCTTAATTGCTGCTCTAATGGGTAACTCCTCATACTTGGTAACATGCTTGTCTTGACGTTGGTTTATGATATGACACATTCTTATGATTGTCTCAGCTTGCTTGACTTCTTCAACATTCTTACCAAATCTACGAACCATGTCAGCATGAGCAACTAACATATTCAAATGAGATTGACCCAACACACCAGCGTCCAATGCAATCATTGCCGCTAACGCGTCACCTTCGGTCAACCAAGGGTCACGGATATTAAACGGTCGTATCACAGGTTTACGAACATACTTCTTACGAGGTTTCTTAGATGTCGCCATGATACTCATCCTCTTGGGTGTACCACTTTGTAATGACTGCATCACAAGAAGGACACGTTTTAGATTTCTCAAGTTTGGCAGTAGCTTTATGAATCTCTTCGCAATTGGAACATTGCCAAAATATCTTCATATCACCAGTTTCAATAATGACCATTTCAGTTGTCGCCATCTTCGACCACCTTTATGACGTGCTTCAAACATTCGTTATGATATTCAATTGCACTGTTTATTTCTGATTCAATCTGTTCTAATTTCCTCTTTGCCACAACCATATTTTCAAGTAAGAAATCCTTTCTGTGTGTTCTATGAATATTCAACAATTTGATAACCTCGGTAAATGTATCTTCACCAATGGATACAGATGCTTCTTTTACAGAAGATATCAATGCCGCCTTATCAATTTCAGGCAAATCTAACAATTGTTCAATAGAGTCTTTGCACAAAGTTCCTGTTAACCTATACTCTTCTTTAAATGACAAACTACTAAATGGTTTCATTTTCTAACCTTTCAATAATCAATTTGACTTCTGCCGCAGCAACATATCTACGCAAATCTATAAGACGATTGTAAACCGCTTTCAACATATCGATAGCTTCACTCATTGTGATTCCCCATAAAAATCAAAGAACAATTTACCTTGTGGCATGACTATGGATAACTTTTCCTTAGCCCTTGTCACAGCAACATAAGCAACCCTACGTTCATCATCTGGTTGTTTGATGTAATCTTGGTGAGATCTGTAGGCCATATCACTCAAAAGAATAACATGATCTGCTTCACCACCTTTCGCTGCATGAATCGTACTTATTGAGCAATTAGGTGTAGCCTTTAACCCGTACCCGTTTGCTCCAAGGCGCTGGTAATAACCTATTAAGTCGTCACCAATGCCTTGTAAGCAAGTATGCCACGGGGCAACGTCTAATAGGCCAAAATTATTTCGCAATTCGCCAAAGCTAAATAAATCATTGTCTCCTATGTTGGCGACCTTTACTTTGAATCCGCGAGCAAGATATTCACCAATTCGCATACAGTCATACATCGCTTTGACTTCTGCTCCGGTTGCCATTTCAGCCTTACGCAATTTCTCCACACCTTCAATTGCTTTGATATGTGAAGAACGTACTGAAGAAAAACCATACTTGTTCAAATACGGTAATCCTAATTGGTGCATATACTCTTGAACTCTTCTTGCGAGATATGTATTGCGAACAAGGAACAACGTACTTTCTTTACCGACAACAGCTTCTTCAAGTGAAGTTATAAAATTGACCTCACCATCTGAATCACGCGGGTCAAACGGCTTGTCAAACCTGTTTTCAATTTTCTTAACAATACCATTGGCAATTTCATGAACAGAACGCGGTAAACGGTACGACTTGCTAAGAACTGTTTTGTCACCTTCTAGGTTGAGAAATGCCTTAACATCCGCGCCACTAAATTTATAGATACTTTGATCATCGTCACCCGCTATTATCGTTTGCCGAACATTGCCGTAGGCATGTTTCAAAACAGACCATTGTAATGAAGATAGATCTTGTGCTTCATCAACAATTACCTGCCGTGCTGGTGAAGAATCGCACATTGCAATGTAAGCCGATAACATGTCAGTGAAGTCCATGACATATTTACTAGACTTGAAGTCTTGATAACCTTCTTGGAACCGTTCTAGTTCTTGCCATTCGCATTCATGATAGTTCTCTTCCCACACTTCTTTTAAAGGTCGTTGCGTTACCCGCGCAAGGTTATCCAAGAACAACAAGGTGTCACCTTTTTCACTACCGACAGGAACACCTTCAGATTCATCCCAAGTACCTTCAAACCGATAACCTAACCATTCTCCAAGTTCCCTATAATGTTCTTTACCAACAACATCACTCTTACCTATCCCAAGTCCTGCAAAGCACATCGCATGAACTGTTTTGAACATAGGTAATTGCCTCGGTTTTAACCCGAACTTTTCACCTGCCCGCCCCGTTGCTTCAGCAATAGCTTTCTTTGTAAAGCTGACAAATGCTATTCTGTCAGGTGATTCACCAGATTGTAATAATGAATCAATCTCGCTCAATACTTTCGTCGTTTTGCCGCATCCTGGCGGACCCAAGATCAACGACTGATTTTCAGAAATTCTCATGTTTTATGTCCTTTGGCGGTAATTGTAACTTCTTTTCTTTACTATTCGGGTCATATATTTCTTTAGGTACGATCCAACATTCACTCTTCCTATAAAAGATAGGTTTTACACCTAGATCCATCATCAATACCCATACTTTACGAGGGTCATATTCAATGTTCTGCCGTTTAAGGTAGTCCATAAAATCAGAACCTCGGGTGTAATAACCATCTGGTTCTTCTACCCAACGTCCAATTGCAATATCGCTAGGCGTTCTTGCAGGTGGAGTTGTTGCAAAGTAACGTGTCAAATGATCTGTAATACGATCACTCAAACGTGTTTCTCGTGGTACTTCTATAATCTCTATAGCTGACAACTTGTTTCGCATAAACTTGTCCCATTCTTCAGCCTTCATCTTACCTGGGATTTTGTTTATGGTGTTGACGCAAACAATCTTGAATCTTTCTTGTGACAATATATCTTCTGTTTCAACTTCAGTACGCACACCTTCAATTGATAGAATCCACATAGGTGGTTCTGAATTCATCTTGGTAATACTATCTAATGCAATACCTACATCAATATGCTGAAAAGCGTGAATTCCGTAGTCTCTACTCTTACACGTTTCACGATTACAATTGTTGCACAAAGGAACATTGTTACAGGTGTAAGCATAATTCTTCTTTTCTAATGATTTGACAATCGCACTGACTTCACGATGATTTAACGGTGGTGATACAAAACTATGATTATATTCGTCAATTTTGTCTTCCCAATTGGACTCATGTTTTGCGCGGCAATAAACGCCGATGTTGAACAAAACATTGTTTCGCTCACCTTCACCTGCTTTAGCACTTGTTATCGCTTGTAAACATGGTGGACCATCAGAGAATTCAGAGGTTACTTCTGGTACAATGAACTCAACAACATCGTTAAGACGTATTGATTCAGCGTAATCAAGGAACTGTACCGCTGTTGCAGGTTTTCCATCAATAACTGCATAACGTTCTGTCAATGCGTTTTGGAAATAGGGCATGTTGAGCCAATTTCCAATGTCATTGGAATTGGCTAACTTCACTTGCTTTGGATAAAATTCACGTTCACCCAAATCTAATGCAAAACTAGCCTCAGCCATTTTTGCACGAACTGCTGCACAAGGTTGAAAATCTTTGAAATAGGCGGTCAAATGAGCACCACCAGACTTAGTGCGAAGTATTACAAAAGGTAATTCAAGACCTTTGACCTTGGCTTCAAGTTCAACTAGATCAAGTGGGTAGATATCAACATCAATAGCACCCCAATTGCACGTCGCATTGTCAGTAATCGGGATAACACCAAGTCCTTCTTCACCCATTAAATGCTTTTCCCAGCATCTGACATCATAAAGTTCTCTTAATGTCTGGTTAGATGAATCACGTTTACCGTTCTTACCAACCTTCGCAGTCGTTTTATTTTTACCTCTTGCCCTATCAAGTCCACCATACAAGTTGAAAAATCGTTCTGCAAGATTCATATCGTACCTTTTATTTTCTATGAAACCCTATTTGGGCGGGGGTGCTATTATACGCCCCGCATAATACGTGTTACAATGTTCGTATTACTAAACCTAGTCTTCAATGTAAGGTATTACTACAAATCTAACAAACAATAAAGCTACTATTATAGATCCGAGTAATACAAATAATCCCATTTGCCACGGTGTAAATTCGGAAAAATCCATTTTCATCATCCTATGATAAATTCGTGCCGCTTACGAGTACGGCGACCCTCACCTAATAAGGTCTGGCCCGATGTACTACCTACTTAGAACTTCTCAGTTGCAGAGTTGTTTGCAGCTTCAGTTTCCATCTTACGCTCAACCTTTGCCAAACCAGACTTGACAACATGGTTGAACTGCTTTGCTTCCTCATATTCAGCTTGGTCAGTTACCTTACCGACCATTGCGAACTTGTAACCGAACCAAGAACCTTTGTCATTTGACTGAGCAACGGTATTGATTTTGTACGCATGACTGAACATCGGAGCAATTTCAAACATACCTGTTGCCGGATTCTTTTGCTTGATACCTTGCATCATTGACATCCATTGCTTGGACGCTTTGATTTGGGTAGAACTCAAGCTCATGATGGCCGGAGACAACTGTCCATTGCGGCGAATCAAGACATAGTGATTCCGCGTGTCGTTGAGAGCATGACCGTTGGGTAACAAATTACGACCCTTTTCGTCACGAACAGTAGTGCTACAAATCGGGTCAGAAGGTAAATGCTCACCAAAGAACCCACCACCTGATTCACGTGTACCCCATTCAATAAAGCGTTGCGTGTAATGACACGGAATAACTTCAACACCTTCTTCACCGTAACATTCCTGGGTGACAGAGTTGAACAACATACCTTCTTCAGCACCCTTGATATAGGCCCCATCAGACTTCTTGACTTGCGGGCTTCCGGACTGGAGAATACTCAGGAACGGAATCGCATAACTTTCTTGCGACGTTTCCTCAAAACCACTTCCAGCATCTTGCGAATATACATCATCAGCGATTGCAACGGCGGTGTTTTCAACTTTTACAGCGACTTCGGTTTTTGCCATGATCGGCTCCATTTAAATTGGCATTTAGGATAGACTTCAAACTTGCCACGGTTTGAAGAATGACCGTCTCTGCGGCCTGTCATACGAATCATTTAAATCCAGGTCCGCAGAACGTCTGGACTGACCGATCGTATATGGTCATGCTCTTTACTTCGAAATCACAGTTGCTTTAACAACTGAGGCTCCGAAAAAGTCAACAGGTAGTTCCAACCCTGCCGACATTCTTTCTTTAACAAATGCACGTAAGGTCTGTGGATGAACAGTTTCTTTGACGTTAGGTGTTAAACCATTCCTACTCATCCAATCAACAAGTTCTTTAGCTTGTTGATCTTCACCTTTGCCAAAGTTCATGTTGACCGCAGTTTTTATGATACCGTCAAGATTGTTATTTCTTAACCAATTGAAACAATCGTACTGATATTCTTCAGGTATCTTGGCGTAATATTCATCCTTGATTGAGACCTTGTAACCGTTATCAAGTACAAATGAGTGAATACCAAGTTCTTGCATCATTCCAGGAACAATTTCATACCGTTGGTAATTCAAACGTTCTTTTATTACCTTGAGTTCTGATTCACGTTCTTCAATTGACTTTTCAAGATCTTGCTGTAACTTTGCAGCAGCAACCAAGTCTTTCAATGTAAATTCAGTTTCCATTTCTTTCACCTATAAGATTAATCTAACTCTTTACCCCACACGTTTATTTCAATGGATAGATATTTCTTCATCCTTTTGTCCCACTTTAGGATTTTGTAATACCCACCGTTCATATCTGCTGCAATTGAACAGACCGCGCCAATTGTTATCGGATCGCCAACGGGTAAGATATAGTCCGTGTCATTGAAGTCTTTCAACTTCTCACGCAAACTTCTAACCATTGGTACTGAAAACTGCATCGTTTGCTGATGCTTGGTCAATATCTCTATTTCACCATATTCCATTGCAGGTGTTATGTCAAACAATGGAACAGGATTACCGTCCTTAAACGTAATCGGTTCAGTAACGCAGAAAACTTTGTTCATGTTTACCCCTATGTGTAACGTTATTAAGTGCAACCATTATATAACATGTAATGGTTCAATGCAAGTGGTTATTACAGTTTAAGATTTTTTAACACTCTAAATGCTTCTTCCATTTCTTTACATCTTTTCATTGGAAGACCTGTTTGTCTATGAATTTCATAGTCTTCATAAAAATCTGAGTCTATTAAATCACGTGATGCTTCTAGAATCTTAATCAATCCTTCTTTGCTCAATTCGTCGATAGTCATAATTTCATCACCTCAACCGCTACGTCCTTCTTATCACGCAAGACTTTTGAAATATGTTCATCTATCGTATTTTCGGCTATCAAATCAATACAAACGACTGTTTCTGTTTGACCGATACGATGTTGCCTATCTTCAGATTGTGCCCTATTTCGGTAGGAGAAATCATTACTATAGTAGATCATAGTACTACTATTTGTTAGATTTAACCCTGCCCCGCCTACAACTGCATTCGCCACCATAATACGCCTTTTGCCACTCTTAAACAAGGCAATTTGCTCCTCACGGTTGCTGGTAGCCCCGTAATAGGTAATACATTCCTCACCCAGTATTTTCTCCAATTGTTTAATCTCATCAACGAATCTACACCAGATGATCAACTGTCCTTGGATGTTTTCTATGGCTGTCAACAACGCTTCAACTCGCGGATTATCTTTAGGATCATTAAACAATGAAGTCAATCCATCAGTTGTATCTCCTGGTAAGAAACCTGATAAAACCTGTTGCAAACGCATTGCCAAAGTCATCTTATGAACGACTGTAACCGTGTCATCATTAAGAGCCACCTTCAGTTTCAATTTCAATTCATCGTAGATCTTTCTTTGTTTCTTTTCCAAATCGTAATAAACAGATTCATAAACTTTATCAGGTAGATCTAAACAATCTTCCTTCTTACGTACGACCGAAAAGGGTAAGATAATCTCTTTAAGTTTGCTGATATTTTTCCATATCGAACGACCATCTTTATCTTTAGCAACAATCGTCGGAGTAAATCTCGCACCACGCGCTTTAATCGCCATGATAGTTGGATGCGTTTCTGGTAAGATTTCAGCATAAGTATGTTTGAAACTCGTAAAAGATTGGCCAAATATATCAGTGTCAAGAAATGTAAATTGCGAATACAAATCAAAAACTGAGTTATTGATCGGAGTTCCTGTCAATATCCGCTTATAACAGGCTTTGTCACCCAATTTCAATAGACGCTTTGTTCGCTTGGCATCTGGATTTTTAATGGTATCAGATTCATCAACAACCAACATCGCATTGGTTGTATTCAAGAACCTGACCAATAACTTCTCTGCTGGGCTTTTGTCAGTACTCAATGATTCAATATTCATACAAAGAATACGTAATCTTTCTCCAGGGTTAAACAATGACTCACATTCATCTATCGACTTTTGATTACCACTGCGCCATACAGCGACTTTGTATTCCAAAGTAGAAGGAATATCGTTTGGAAAGTCTTCCTTGGCCCATTTTGCATGGATACCTTTAGGGGCAATAATTACCAATGAATCAATCTTGCCGCGCCCGTATAAGTACAAAGCAGTGTCAATCGTTACTTTGGATTTCCCTAATCCCATTTCATATAGAATGGCGTAAGATCTCTTGTCTTTTGACTTCTCAAAATCTTCAAGTTGGTAGTCACGCGGTTTTCTTGCGAATATCATAATTCAATCCTCCAACCCATATTTGTTAATTAGTTCACAAGCACGTTTAAGCCAATCTTCATCTATAACTGTATTATCATCCCAACCAGGAGCATTCCCAACAATCAAATCTTTTATATCTACCATAGGTAGACCACTATCCTTATATAATTTATAAGATTTTTGTTGGTTGAATACACCATAAGTACCCCAACCATCATGTGTTATACCGTGATGTATATAAATATAGGTCATAATTCAATCCTTTTAATCTTACCTTTGCGCTGATGCGATTCTTGGTAAACACAAATCGTACCGTTGCTCGAATGACTTGAAGTTATCAACTTCTCTTTTTGTTCAGGGCAGACTTTATCAATCTGTTTGACTTCTTCAATTGATTCGCGTCCTGCAATAAATGACGCAAGTGCTAATGCCCAAATGAACACTACCAATAGTACGAACTTAACCATAAACAACTCCTTTAACCTATTAAGGCTACCATTGTGCCACATAACCAACGTCATAGCAACTGTTGCTCTAACCAACGTCTCTACGCCAACCATAGTCGTCTCAAACAGCTAATTTCAAACCTAAATAAAAAGATTTTAAAAAGGCTGAGTGACAGTGAAACAAGTATACATTACCCACTTCAACCTCAAAAACATTACAATTTTGGTGTGTCAAACCCACTTGTATTCCAACTTTAAAGTGATCGATCTCGGTTTAAAGTTTAGGCTAACAAAAACAAGCACTTACAAGCAACTTTAGTAAATAACTTTGTTTTATATGCCAGCTTTTTGTTTGCAAACATTTTGGCTGGCAATAATAAAAGTTAAAGTTACAAAGCAAACGCCCTATATAACAAGTCGCAACAGCACAGTAAAATTATTTGAGCATACAAGTTGCCGCGCGTATAACAAAAACAGGGTGCAATATAGCTATATTGCACCCTGTTCTAAGCCCATTGGCAAGGTTTGAGCAAGCGGGTAGGTATGTTAGCCTACCGCATTTTGCTCTACTTGTTATTTACGTTCATTAGCAGTTCCTGCAGCAGCCCCTGTTTCAGTTTTACTACCAATACTTGCATCACCAAACTTGTTTTGGAGTTTATTGTAAAGTTCTTTCATCAACAATAAAGTACTGAGTTCATCTTCACCAACTTCACCACTTGCACCAAGATAACCGCGCATGATAGGTGAAGTCATGACCGGTAAAGTGTCACCAAAGTACAGCGCCTTACCAATATCATTAGAAGATGCTTTAGCAGATCCAGTCGCACCTGTAACAAGCT